GGAAAACGGAACGACCTTTGAGGAAATCGACAGCATTGACTTTACGGAAAAGGAAATCGATGGCGATGCCCTTTTCGATGAGGAGTACGAAAACGCCTGCGAATTTGAATGGGAGTGCCAGACCGGACGGTAACCCAAAACCCACAATCCAAGACCAAAGCCCCGAAAGGGGCTGCGGCTCGTACAGCCGCTGTGTTGCCCCTGTCCGACGTAGTTTTGTTTCCTCCGAGTGGTTTTCCCCTTTCTCACAAATGCCCCACACAGGGCAACGTGAGGCTTGCTTTTTGGTTGGTATCATACACAATTTTCTGCCTTCCTCTTTGTGCAGAATATGCCGGAAATTTCGTTGACTTCTCCTTTGGTTTATGGTAATATACATCATGCCAAGAGGCAAAAGCAACGAAAACTGGAGGAAAAAACAATGTGGACAGAAGGAACAATTCAGGTAGGAACAAGCACTTTTCACTACTGGGTGAAACACTATGAGGAGCCTTCCACTTTTGGATATGAGGAAGGCAGAGCTTCGAAAATCTCCCTGCGGCGGAATGGCAAAACGGTGTTCAATTTCGACCGGAGCATGGATATTCCGCCGGAGGATGAGGAAACTGAAACTGCACTGGCAATCCTGCTGAAACAGTACAACTGATTCTTCCAAAACCAAATCCCACAAGCCGGAGCCGAAAGGCTCTGGCGGTCGTACACCTGGTTTTTGTTCGTGTATGATACACAAGAAACCATAGAAATTTCGATGTTTTTTCTGTTCATTTAGCCGCTTGCGATCCTTGAATTTGTATGGTAACATGGTTACAATGGGAATAGAATCTCGATTACAAAACTGCCCCTTGAGGGCGTTAAAATAAATGATGCAGACTTGCTTTTTGGCAGGTCTTTTTTGTTTGGAGGTGAGAACAATGGCAAGATTTAAACCGACTCGTTTTATGGCGGAGGATTCCAAGTATAACAAAAAGGCGGCAGACTATGCCGTCTCTTTTATTGAATGCCTCAGCCACACCAAAGGCACCTGGGCAGGAAAGAAATTTGAACTTCTGGACTGGCAGGAACAGATTATCCGTGATTTGTTTGGAATCTTAAAACCGAACGGCTATCGTCAGTTTAATACAGCATATATTGAAATTCCGAAAAAAATGGCAAGAGTGAGCTTGCAGCTGCCGTCGCTCTGCTATTAACTTGTGGTGACGGAGAACAGCGAGCGGAGGTCTATGGTTGTGCCGCAGACCGACAGCAAGCCTCGATTGTTTTTGACGTTGCCGCAGATATGGTTCGTATGTGTCCGGCTTTGATGAAAAGAGTCCGGATACTTACTGCACAAAAAAGAATTGTATACACACCAACAAACAGCTTCTATCAGGTGCTTTCGGCAGAAGCCTACTCCAAGCACGGTTTCAACATTCACGGGGTTGTGTTTGATGAACTTCATACGCAGCCGAACCGAAAGCTGTTTGATGTTATGACCAAAGGTTCCGGCGATGCCAGAATGCAGCCTTTGTACTTCCTGATTACCACTGCCGGAACGGACACCAACAGCATCTGCTATGAAGTTCACCAAAAAGCAAAGGACATTCTGGAAGGCAGAAAGCACGATCCGACTTTCTATCCGGTTATCTATGGTGCAGATGAATCCGAGGACTGGACGGACCCGAAGGTGTGGAAAAAAGCAAATCCATCCCTCGACAAGACAATTGGAATGGATAAAGTTGTAGCTGCGTGTAATTCTGCAAAGGAAACTCCCGGTGAGGAAAATGCGTTTCGGCAACTGCGTTTGAATCAATGGGTAAAACAGGCGGTACGTTGGATGCCGATGGAAAAGTGGGACAAATGCAAGGTCGCTTTTGATGAAGAGATGCTTGACGGGCGTGTTTGCTATGGTGGACTTGACCTTTCCAGCACAACGGATATTACAGCATTTGTTTTGGTGTTTCCGCCAACGGAAGAAGATGAACATTACTACGTTATGCCTTACTTCTGGTTGCCTGAGGAAACATTGCCTCTCCGTGTAAGGCGTGATCATGTTCCTTACGATGTGTGGGAGCGGCAGGGCTATCTGAAAACTACGGAGGGCAATGTTGTCCACTATGGTTTTATCGAAAACTTCATCGATGAGCTGGGGCAGAAATTCCATATCAAAGAGATAGCATTTGACCGTTGGGGTGCGGTACAAATGTCGCAGAATCTGGAGGGGCTTGGTTTTACGATGGTGCAGTTCGGGCAAGGATATAAGGATATGTCACCGCCGACCAAGGAATTGATGAAGCTGACTTTGGAACAGACACTTGCCCACAATGGGCATCCTGTTTTAAGGTGGATGATGGACAACATCTTCATTCGCCGTGACCCTGCCGGAAATATCAAGCCGGACAAAGAAAAATCCACAGAGAAGATTGACGGTGCGGTTGCCATGATTATGGCTCTTGACCGTGCAATTCGCTGTGGATGTGTGTCTGATGAGTCTGTTTATGATTCGAGGGAAATGCTGATTTTGTAGATCTTAAACTGCCTGTGCAGTTAAAGTGAGTCCGAGAGGCTTCATGATTTTCACCAGAGTCTCAAGATTCGGAACAGTTTTGCAGGATTCAATTCTTGCAATCGAGGATTGCGGGATATGGCACATTTCAGCAAGCTGTCTCTGGGAATATCCCAAAGCATTCCGCTGTTCAATGACCGCAGAGATAATGGCTGCAATTGCTTCCATTTCTTCTATGTCTGCTTTTCCCTGAGGGCTGGTTGCTTTTACGTGTTCTTTGTAATCATTCCATGTTCTCATAAATCATGACCCCTTTCTGGATAGATAATCGTCACGTTCTGATTTTGCTTTTTCAATTTCACGCTGCGGTGTCTTTTGTGTTTTCTTTCTGAAATGATGCAGCAACACAAAAGTATCATTGCAGTAGTAGAAATAAAAAACTCTGTTGTTTCCAGGTCTTAACTCCCAGATATCTTCTTCAATATGTTTTGTAATGTTGTTTGGCAGCCGAGTCCCATTGTTTTGAAGCAGCTGAATGTGAAGCATCAACTGGTTATATTGGATTCTTGCGTCCTTGCTTTTTTCCGATTTTTCTCGCAATTCTTCAAGAAAATCCCAGACGTCAGATTCACCGTTTTCTTTTTCATAAAATTCAATCTCGTACATTGTATAATCTCCATCGATTTTACTTCTATTCTTATGATAGCATAAATGCTATCAAATGTCAATAGAAAAATGAAAAATAACAGGAGGATTTTTTATATGAGTATTTTCAGCGGGTTATTCAAATCCAGAGATAAGCCTCAAAACAGTTATGACAGCCCGTCATACACATACTTTTTCGGACGAGCGAACAGCGGCAAACGTGTCACAGACAGAACAGCCCTGCAGCATATTGTGGTTTATGCCTGTGTGCGTGTGCTGTCAGAAGCGATTGCACAGCTGCCACTGCATTTGTACAAATATAACGATAAAGGAAAAGAGCGAGTGCCACGGCATCCGCTTTATTTTTTGCTCCACGATCAGCCAAATCCTGAAATGACTTCTTTTGTTTTCCGAGAAACCTTAATGTCACACTTGCTTATCTACGGCAATGCCTATGCACAGATTATCCGAAACGGCAGAGGTGATGTTTTAGGACTGTATCCTCTGATGCCTGACAAAATGAAGGTTGACCGTGATGAAAAAAACCGCCTGATATACATTTACAGCCGTTACGATGAGGCAAATCCGAATCTGAAAGAACAGGGCGACATCATTCTTTACGCCGATGAAGTCCTGCACATTCCTGGTTTAGGATTTGACGGACTGGTTGGATATTCGCCGATTGCACTTGCGAAAAATGCAATCGGCATTTCTATTGCCTGCGAGGAATATGGGGCATCATTTTTCGGAAATAATGCAAATCCAAGCGGTGTATTGGAGCATCCGGGAGTGATTAAAAATCCCGATAAATTAAGAGATGCATGGCACAGAGCCTATGGAGGAAAAAACTCACATAAAGTTGCCGTTTTAGAAGAAGGTGTAAAATTTACACCAATCTCAATTCCAAATAATGAAGCACAGTTTCTGGAAACCAGAAAGTTTCAGATTGAAGAAATCGCAAGAATGTACAGAGTGCCGCTCCATATGATCGGTGACCTTGACCATGCAACATTCAGTAACGTAGAGCATTTATCCCTTGATTTCGTGAAATACAGCCTTGACCCTTGGATCGTTCGCTGGGAGCAGTCCTTACAGAAAGCACTCCTTTCTGATTCTGAAAAAGGACAGTATTTCGTGAAGTTCAATGTGGACGGACTTCTGCGTGGCGATTATGCTTCAAGAATGCAGGGATATGCCACCGCAAGACAAAATGGCTGGATGTCTGCCAACGATATCCGTGAAAAGGAAGATATGAATATGCTTTCTGAGGATGAAGGTGGTAACCTGTATCTTGTAAATGGCAGCTTTACAAAACTTGCTGATGCAGGTGCATTTGCAAATCAACATTCAGAAAAGGAGGAGAAAACCAAATGAAGAAATTCTGGAACTTTATCCAAAATGAAGATACATCAGAAACGGAACTTCTGTTTAACGGTCCTATCTCTGAAGATACCTGGTGGGGCGATGAGGTCACACCTGTACTGTTCCGTGATGAACTCTCAAAAGTCAGCGGAAACTTGACAGTCTGGCTGAACTCACCAGGGGGCGATGTGTTCGCTGCAAGTCAGATTTATTCTATGCTGAAAAGTCACAAAGGCAAGGTTACCGTGAAAATTGACGGTATTGCAGCCTCTGCCGCGTCTGTTGTGGCAATGGCAGGCGATGAAACTTTGATTGCACCAACTGCCCTAATGATGATCCATGATCCCAGCACTTGTGCTATGGGAAACAAGGCAGATATGGAAAAGGCCATCCTCTTGCTGGATGAAGTTAAAGAGAGCATTATCAACGCCTACGAAACTAAGTCCCACCTCAGCAGAAACAAGATTGCAAAGCTGATGTCCGATGAAACATGGCTCAATGCAAAAAAGGCTCATGAAATGGGTTTTGTGGACGGGATTCTCTTTGCAGAGAAGAAAATGCCTGTTGTTCCTAAAGAGGAAGAACCGGATGAAGAAGAAAAAGAAGATACACTTACTGCAATGACCTATTCCAAATCGAGGAATCTATCTGCATTCTTATCCAAAGTATCTGCATCAGCAGAATCCGTTACAGGCACACCGATTGACCAGCTTGAAAAAAGGCTGGCACTTTTGAAATATTGATTGGAGGAATTGATTATGACCATTAAAGAACTCAGAGAAAAGAGAAAGAAGGCTTGGGACACTGCCCGTGATTTTCTCGACAGCAAGAGAAACGCAAACGGCGTGCTCAGTGAGGAAGATTCCAAGACCTACGATGCGATGGAACAGACGATTGTAGACCTTGGCAAAGAAATTCAGCGTCTGGAAAGACAGGCTGAAATTGAAGCTGAAATGAACAAAGCAACTTCCACTCCTGTTCTCGGTAAGCCTGCCACACCAAACGTAACGGAAAAGACAGGTACAGCGAGCGATACTTACAAGAAAGCTTTCTGGAACAGTATCAGAAACCGCAACTGGATCGATGTCCATGATGATTTGCACATTGGCACAGACGCAGAGGGCGGTTATCTTGTTCCAGATGAGTTTGTGCGCCTGTAAAAGGCGATGTTTACAGTAGATTAGGCTCTACA